CAAAGTATGGTTCCTTTATAACAAACCATCCAAATATACTCATATCGTCATCTACAAACTTAACCATAGTACCACATGAATCACACGTCATACCATGATTAATAGAACCTCTAGTCATTCCGCAACTGCATCTATATCTGTCTATAAACGAGTCTACGTCATGAAGAGTACTACCGAATCTATTACTAAATATACCATCTTGTAACTTGATATCATTCTTGATACCTTTAGGTTCTTTAATAATAAACCCTTTTCCAGACTTAATGTCTTCTTCTCTTACTTTATCCAAATCTAAGCGTTCAATATAAGTTTGGTACTCATATTTATCGCTATACGGATATTGTAATTTGATATTTACATTAGCGTCTTCTTGTTGCATTACTGCCATATTTACTTCTCCTTTCCAAAATTTATATTCTTATGTTTTTGGATATTTATAATTCGATTTCCTCCTTTCAAGATTATAATATATAATTCTAAATTGGTTTATAATTATATAATATAATCTTGTAACAATAATAATTTATAGTTGTATACTATAATACTGTAATAGTCAACGTGTTCTCATCTTTGGGAACATAGAAAATATACTTTTAAGGAGGAATAAAGTATGAATACAGTAGACGTTTTTAGTTCAGATTTCAAATCTGTTGTATTGGAATTTGATGGGTGTGGGGGATACATTGACGCACTCTTTGCAACAAAAGCAATGTATGAGGAATTAATGGGTTATATGGTGGATCCTAACATTGAGTTCTTATACGAGGAGAAAGAAGGTAATGGAGTTGATGACGGAGAAATAAGCAAACACGAAATCTGCTATTCTGATATAGCAGAGAATAAGTACTATAAAGTTACGATTGAAGTATTCAACAATAGTACTTCAGCTGAGATATTAGTAACTAAAGAGGTGGACGATTCTCTTTATAAGAAGTGGAGGTATATTTGCTTAGTTTCAGATACAGTTGCTTCAGAGATTTTGAATACTGATGAGGCTAAGCAGCAGTTATCTATAGCAGAGAGTCGTAACTTGTTAAAGTATTTTGGAGACGACGAGTTTATAGAGATCACAGATGATTACGAATTCGTTACTCTGGAGTAAGAGAACAAAAGTCGAGGGTAGGAAATTTATCCTACCCTCATACATTATTATTTTTTTGTAGTTGTAGTAGACTTTTTTGCTACTGCTTTGTCGAATAAAGCTTTCTCAGCTTTTCTTCTTTTAGTCAATCCAGGAAGTTCTTTTCCACCAGCTTTATTATATGCCAGAATCTTAGCACTAATTTCTTTAATAGATCTTTTACCATTCTGAGTAAGTGTATCAATAGAGCCAATGTTATAAGCAAAGCTGCATAAAGCATCAAACTGATTCTGATTCCAATGATATTTAGTATCATATTTCATTATATTTTTACCATACTTTTTATTTATAGACTTACATAAGAAATCGTCTGCTTGTGTTTGAGCAATCTTAACTCCAGAGGTTATATTAATACCAGTAATTGCTTTATCAGCATTTGTAGTACCATAACCAATAGTCCATACTCCAACAGAATCTTTATAAGCTGTTAACTTGCAGCCCTCAAACTGTTTAATTAGATTTAAACCATTCTTAGATATCTTCATATTATATCTCCTTTACTTTATAACGTACCAGTCATATGCTAATACGTCGTTAATACTAGGAACCCACATAGAATGCGATCCATCAGCACATTTAATCTGCAAATATGGGTTACATTTAAACAAATCTCCTTCATTAAGTCCCCATGCTTCAGCAGTCTGTTTATTACATTCAATACCCTCAGGATAACCTTTCTGGTAAACAACAAACATGTCTTTACCATTCCAACCCTTACGAGCAATTTTTCTACCTGCTCTAACATTTCTAAGTGCTTCTCCAAATGCAAATGTTTGAATATCAAGAAGTGCTGGTACATTATGTACAAGTTCCCAATCATCTCTTAAGATATTAGTTAACGTATAATCGACATTATCTGTTTCTCTAATATCAATAACTTCACCATCTTTACAATACATCATAATGGTTCCATTTTCATACTTCCAATATCCTTTCCATTCTGGTAATTTTACTGCTCCTCCAGTTTTCATTGCCTCATAAGCCTTCTTAAATTCCATAATTTTATCTCCTTACTTTTATATATTTGTATTATAGATGTAATACTCTATCTTGTATTTCATCTGTTCTACCATAATTCCAGAAGTTTTCACCAATATATCCACATGTACGTCTCGCTACATTTAACTTATTTGTATCTGTATTACCACAGTTAGGACATCTCCATACATGTTTATTCGTTTTCTCATCTTTATATAGTTCAACTTCTCCATTAAAACCGCATACCTGGCATACATCTGACTTAGTATTAAGCTCAGCATACATGATTGTATCATATATATACTGCATAACAGATAATACAGCTTCTATATTCTTTCCCATATTAGGTGTTTCTACATAACTAATAGTTCCACCAAGAGAATACTTTTGAAATTCTGATTCAAATTTCAATTTGGTGAATGCATCTATCTTCTCTCTTACACATACATGGAAAGAATTTGTAATATAAGAATGATCTGTAACATTCTCTATTTCTCCGAATCTTCTTTGTAAACACTTTGCTAATCTATAAGTTGTTGATTCCAACGTTTATACCCTCGGTTTACCCGATATTTATTAGGGGACTAGACTATATCACTATCCATTTCTGTTACCGAAATTAGGATACTCTATGTTTAGGTGATATACAATGTATACCATATAAATTTATACAAATTTATTCCTACTCTACTCACTTCCCGATACCGTATTTCTCGAATATCAGCGTTTTCGATAGTCGTTAGAGAACGAAGCCAAATAATACACACAATACTATTTTTCTACACATAATTTTTTATTTGACTTAACCCTACGGTATTACCATATCTTCTACAAGACTTAGGCTCTCTTACCACCTTAACCTCTCGGTTTAGTTGACCGTTTAATAGAGTAAATTTTTCGTAATATTACTATTACGCCACCCAAGGTTTTGTTTAGGTGTTCCATATACGCTAAACCCAATATTAGTTTCTTTCTTCCACTTTTCACAAGCGTCATTTAGCGTCTTCATTACTTTGATAGCAAACTCTTTACCTTTCTCAGAAGTATGAGAATCTCCAGTCATATAGTAAGTACATTCGTACAATCCAGCATATCCTAAAGAAATAGTAGAGTAATCTCCATATAATAATTCGTCTATCACTTCACCTTTCTTTAATCTAGCAAGAGCACCATGCTGCCATAATATAGGAGCTACATCGGAAGGTGTGCCCTTTAAACGATTATGTCTAATCATAAGTACTCTATAGCATAATTCAAGTCTCTCATCTAATAGCTTCCAGAACTTATCAAAGTCTTTCTCAGATGAGCAAGCAACATCAACAAGATTTAATGTTACCACTCCTTGATTAAATCTACCATAGAATTTATATTTACCATCTTTATCTTTCCACGTAGATAAAAATGAACGACAACCCCATTTACTTTCACATAGAACCGTTGATATTATCTCTCCTTCTATGCAGTATTTTAATACATCTTTATATTTCTATAAACGATAAGACTATATCACGCACTTATAGCTGTTACCACTATAAGATACCCTGCCATTTCGATTTAAAGGGACTTATCTTCCCACTGCCCTACCACTTGGCTCTACTCTACTCACTTCCCGATACCGTATTTCTCGAATATCAGCGTTTTCGATAGTCGTTAGACTTTTAAAAAATAAAAACTATTTTTATTTAGTAAGGTGAGTTATCTTATATCATTGTCGTCGTAATATAAGACTTTCTCCTTTTAGACAGGTTTGCTAATATTATCACTAATATTAGGCACAGGTTTTGTTTATGCAAGGGAAACAATTTCCTTCTTTATTTTCTTTCATTATCTTTTCTGATATATAATCTGGGACCATTCTTTTAGCAGTACATTTAGCAGCTAACTCCGTTAAATACCAATACTTAGAATCCTTTGTTACATTGTCTTCTTCTAATACATACAATAACTTAGGAAAAGCTGATGTTCTATACTGTCCTGCTTCGTTTTTTATTCCAAGTATTCTTTGATTTAATACTTCTTCTATAATAAGAGCAAGATCGTGTTTAGTAACCTCATCTTCTACCTCATTAAGATACATAAATATTGATACGAATGGAGCTTGACCATTACATGTCATAAGAGTTAATATCTGATACTGAATCATCTGTACTCCAGTTTTAATTTCCTTCATAACTCTTTTCTCCACAATAGTATCTTTCTCTTCTTGAGTATATGTAACCCCAGATGCTACTGATTCTTCTTCAATTTCTTTATAGTATTTCTGTCTAGAAATATCTACAAATGGAGCTAAATGAGACAATGTAAATGTTTGCCCACCATATTGAGAACTTGCTATTTGAGCTACGCACTGAGTAGCAATATTACACGCTGTAGCAAATGATTTAGGTTTATCTATCATAGTACTAGATATTACCGTACCATTATTAAGCATATCTTCAAGATTGAATACGCAGCAGTTATGTGAATGCTGTGCTAAATAATCTAGATCATGAATATGAAGTATACCTTCATCATGAGCCTGCATTAAGTCCTCTGGAATAATGTATCTTCTTGCTATGTCTTTAGATACTTCTCCTGCCATATAATCTCTTTGTGTAGAATTAATAATAGGATTCTTATTAGAGTTCTCTTGTTTAATAAGCTCATTATTACCATCTACTAGAGATAATATGTTTTTATCTATGGTATTCTCTTGTCTTATTAAAGCTCTTTGATTTCGATACTTTATGTATCTCTGAGCTAAGACATAAGCACCATTCCTCATCAATTCTAATTCAACAAAATCTTGAATTTCTTCTACACTAACCTGATAGGTTAGCTCTTTGATTTGTGTCTCTATAGTGTTAGCTATACTAACAATTTTATCGTCTGTTAGTTTGTCTGAGTCGTTAACTTCTTTATTGGCATTACTTATTGCCTTTATAATCTTAGCCAGATCGAAGTCAACTTCAACTCCACTACGTTTTATAATTTTCATTGATTAACCTCCTATAAAAATTTTATTAATATGTCAAATTTATAATAAATGCAAATATATTTGTATAAAATTAAGAAAAGAACTTTAAAGTAAAATAAATAGCAATCTAAAGGAGGAAGATATTATGTATGATATTACTATACCATGTAATGAACTTGAGGACGCGATCTTAGCAGAAAGAAATAATTTAATTTATCAAATTATTCAGAAAATTAATGTAGATCTTGCAAGCGATTATAAAATTAGAGATGCTTATTTTGCAGTTTATTCTACACTAGAGATAAAAAAAAGATTATATTATAGATATAACAGACGATCTTGTAGAAGAAATATGTACGCATTTCTTATATGCTGGATGGAAACATGTTTATTATAATATAGTTGCTAATTACCAATTCTCTATTATTGTAACTATGAAAGACGATTTAGATAATGCTAATAAAATAAGAGATATGAAGGAAGTTAAATTACAAACAAAATCTAAATAAATAAATAATTATAGGTAACGGTTAATTCCGTTACCTATTTTTATTATCAATAATATTTTCAATTATATATTATAAAAAGGTAACTAAAGTATATAGCTTATAAAAAAGGAGGATAAATTATGGCTATAACACAAAACGAATTGGAGAATGTCATTGATATTAAAAGATCAAGTTTTTTAAATCAATTTGAAATGCAGATCGATGATTCACTTCGTGAAGAAAACCAAATTAAAAACTATTATTACGTTAGTTGTCCTGTTAAGGGAATACCTATAACAGATGATCTCGAAAGAGATCTTGCAGCTAGATATGTTAAAGCTGGATGGAGGCATGTTTATTATGGTGAAACTAATTATAATAGAATCGCGCTTCTGCTTTCCTCAACAGATTATGTTGATGGTGACCATATATCATCAATAATTACTAAAAACAATATGAAAGAATATAAGGAGGATGATCAATTATGATAGATATATTAACTGATGAAATTAAAAATCCATTAAATGAGACTATACAGTTAGCTAGTTATAAGAATGCTCCAAAAAGAGTACGCAAAATGTTTGACTGTATGAGTGAACTTTTGGAGAAAAACAATATAGCTATAACATGCGCATTCAGAAATGAAGGTAAATGGTGTTATATTATTGAAAGTGTTGCAGATAAGATTCTAGTTATTGTAGAAAACGTTACAAAGAAGATACTTATAGTATCAGATGGTGTTTCTAGATACGTTGAATACTATAATAAAGCATTTGAAAGAGAAATGCTTGATATAGTAAATAATAACTATGACCCTAATGGTACTTCTGTAACAAATGATTTTATACACTTTATAAAGAGCGCTAATGAATTTGCAGCCGCTCTTTGTACTATTAATGACAGATGTGTAGAATTGCGTAATTATATTTATGATTGTAAGAGTGCTTTTGCATACCCAGCTATTCCATTCAGAATTGTTTATATATATGGATTACTTAAGTATATGCTACCAGATGTGGAGTTTCATTTCGATATGAACTGTAGGGACGATATGTTGCTTAAGGCGAAAAATGAGTATCCTGATGCTGAAAATCTGTTTTGCTATTATTTCTATGGCAATCATAAACGCGTTAATAAAGCTATAAGAGTAAAGGTGATAGAAGCAAATAATGCATTAGGTGCTATTAGTATTCATGGTGGGTATGCTAATCTTGGGTTATATATCGAGCTTGAAAAGCTCGATCTACCTATAGGACCTAAGAATCAATGTAAACAGATGATCGGAAAGTATAACATTTCTGAAAATAGCATTCCATATCTTATTAATGATTTCTTTAGATCTGATATAAACAAAGCAGTTCCTCAATGCAGCTGTAATTGTGAATATGTAAATTAATTAAAAGAGAAGAGAACGGTTAAAACACCGTTCTCTTTTTTTGTTGGTTTTCTATATTTTGTAAATTTATTATATTTTAGTTGCATAATATAAAGATGTAACATATAGTATTCTTATACACAAGGAGGGCTAAATATGGCTGTAACATTCAACGAAGTAAACGAAACTCGTCAACAAGATTTACAAGATGTCAAAAATCAGTTAATAAATCTGATCGATGACAAACTCAAGAAGCAAGATTACTATTGTCTTGATGAAGACGGAAAGTGTTTTGAAGTCCGTTTTGTTAATGACGAATTGACTTCTACTTGTGGTGGTAATTTACATTTTGATTTCTATGGAATACCAAGTAATCAAAATCCTTCTAGAGAGGTATGTCCGTTTACGTATCCTGGCGCTTTCATACCACCGTCACAAATATCAGATACTCCATTAATATATCTATATCCAATAACAGAATCATTGGTAAGAGGTGTATGCAAAGAGTATATTGCCGCAGGATGGGAGCGCGTATATTATAACTTAAAACCTAACAGAGAGTTTAGTATTATTTTATCTATGAATACCGACAACAGCGGTGTACCAAAAGATGATGATTTTAAGTTATACGTTGCTTAATGTATTAGTAAAAAAAGAGAAAGAACGAAATTAATCGTTCTTTCTTTTTTGTCTATTTAAGCAATTTCAATTGTATATTATTAAAGTATATATTAATTGGAGGTGTTTAATATGACGAATTATATAAATAACTTAATTAAACTTGTAAAAGATGAGTTTGGAGAGCTTGTAGCAGCAAGCTTCCAAACCCAAATCCAACTAATAATAGATCATGTTAAAGGAGTAACCCTAACTATACCTAACGTGTATATAGTTCTATCTATATTACGCCAGTTAGAAGAAGATAAAAAACTATTACCTGAAGGATACACAGACCTTGTATCAAACATATGCAGGAATTTAATACCATGCTAGGTATAAATCTATTACATATGTGTTATATAATTAATAAAATAAAATAAAGAAGAATGGAAGTTAATCCATTCTTCTTTTTTGTTTTATTTTTTATCGTCTACTATATTACACATCTTTTTAATTCTGTTCTTATGACCAGCCCATTCTGTTGGTGGCATATAAGGAACATCTGAGTTTAGTGTTTTATGTCCATAAAAGCTAGCCCACCAATTATACGCATTAGCTGCAGCTACTTTATCATCAAATGTTCCTATAAAGTTCTTAACACCATCATTCATTATAGAGCATTGATATGTACCATTCTGAAGAGCATATAAGCCAATATAATTACATGAGCAATCATGTCTTTGACGCCACTCATTTACCTTAATAGCGTTATTATACTGACCTGGAATAAAACAACATGTAGCTCTAGAATATATTCTATTTTGCTTTGGTGTATTTGTTTGTAAGAAATCTTTGTCAAATTCATATCTTACACCAATAGTGTTATTGCTTTTATATAGATCATATCCTGGGATATGCGGTAGATCCTTCATAAAATTTTCAAAGCATAACCAACGATCTTCTACTCTAACCCCAATTTCTCCATAATTTTTATATTCTGGTGCGTTTGGATTGTAGCATCTTTTAATCATGCAAAACCAAATATCATATTCAGCTTTAGTATAACTTATATCATCAGTATCTCCTAAACATGCTACACCATAAACAGATTTAGCATAAGGATCTTTAACTACGCCTTTCATCGCTAGTAATAGTTCAACGTCTTTTACATATCCAGTTTCTACAAATTTAATACGTACAACACGTTTAGAAACTCCGCTTGGGTAAGTCTTTCTAGGTAGTTCTTCAATTATCTTAAAGTAACCACAGTTGTTAGATTCATAAAGTTTGTCATAGTCGATAATAATTTTTGTACCTGATGCCATAAAATATTATCCTCCTTTTTATTTATTTTAATATATAGTTAGGTAGATAATATTTTATTACATAAAAATTATAGTTCACGTATTTTCATGTTAAAATCTCGTAAACCCTTTATTTAAAGGCATATTCGGCATCGAAGAAAACCGTGCTAATGGTACTATCGTGAAAATTTTTCATGGACTTATTTTTGAGTGTACTAGCTACTTGTGATTCTGCTACTCCTACGTTCTCTATACCTAAACGTTTAAACATATTTCCTGCACACTTATTACATATACCGTTCTTGCATTTACATAAAGTAGAGAATCTCATTTTAACTGTTTTATCCATATAATTATTTATATTATCTGAAGTTAATTCTACTAATCTACTTCCGCTAACTATATAGTTATACATATAATCTCTATAGTTCTTCTTAGTTAAAGTAATTGTTATAGTATCTTTAGTACCACAATCTTTATCGTATAATACTTTAACATGCTGGAAGGCAGATACAAATAGCTTTTCCTGATATCCTCCTAATTGAGTCATAACAGCGCGGGCATATGGACCTGCTACCATTGAATCATTTATATCTACATACTCACTCTTATCCATTCCGCTTATATAAGATGATTCTACACATTTAAAAGAACCGTCTGTTCTTTTTACTGCGCCCTTCATTACATACATATTTTTGAAGTTGTTTCCCCATTTTGAACGAGCACCTGAGTTATACATATCAGCAGAAGGATCATCTCCTATATAATCTTTAGCATAAGATAATAACTCATCTTGCATTTTATTTATTTCTACAAGATCATTATTCTTTAATCCTTCTGCATATTTCTTTTCTAATTGTTTCTTTTTCTTTTCTACTTCTGCTGTTACTAAGAGCATCTTCATCGTATGTGAAGGAGCTAATGCAGAAGTACAAGACATGTAGAGTTGGGTCATCATGATAAAGTGTTTTAGCTGTTCTATGGTGATCTTATCTTCAAGTTTAGCGTAGGATAGTTCATCGTTTATATCTTCATATACAGATGAAGATATTGTTTTATTAACATATCCTGTTATATGCGATACTTCAGATAAACACCCTATATTATATATCCATATTCCTATAGTAGTAGTAAATGTATTTGTATTCTTCTTTCCATTTATAGATAGCTTTCCTGGTGGAACTTTAAGAATATCATATGTATGATACTTAGGCCCTTTACCGAAGTCTGCAAAAAGATTCATAATAGTTGATTTCTTTGCTGCTTCTTTAGGAGTTATATTCAATAGATATTCAAGATCTTCTTTATTCGTAACTTCTTTAGCTTTACGAACTTGGTTTTTAGGTTTATTAACTCCAGTAACCATAGACATAATAACTCATCCTTTCGTTATTGTTTTTCTTCATATTCAGACAATCTATTTTCTAAATCTTTAACTTTTTCTGTTAAATCCTTTAATTCTGTATTTTTGTTTAATAAGTATTGACATACCTTCCATAATATTGGAATAAATTCTTCATATCTTAATGAGTAATCATATTCTCCTTCAATTTCTTGTAGTTCTTTTGTGTTATTTTCTTTATTTATAACTTCTTTGCATTTTGGAGATTTTATAAATGCTGCAAAGTCTTGTGAGTCAATATTTAATTGATTTAATACTTCTTCAACTTGTTGGGAAATCATACCATAATGTGTTCTATTTGACTCACTTTCATTAAGCTTATATGTAACTGCTTCTATTAAATTAACTAATGATATAGCTGTATCTTCATCTACTAATTTAATATCATGCTTTTTAGTTCTATCAGAAGTTGATATTGCAGAAGATGTAGAATATATTGAGCTGAATCTTTTTGCTGAGCAACCAAGTAGACATTTTCCATCATTAGGAGGACATAACACTCCATACCCATCATTAGTAGCCCATAATCTTATTCGTGTATTTGGGTAATTATCGCTATCAGTTGTGCTTATATCTACTATATTAGTATACATTCCTCTTATTCTAGCATAGTCTATATCAACATAAATATTTTCTTCTCCAGCAGATGGTGAATATGAACCACACCATATTTTTTTTGATAATATTTTTAATGTGCTACCGCTTTGTAATGTAAGAGTATCAGTGACATATGGAGCTGTTATAGTTGGAGATCCAGTCCAATAAGGTTCAGTATCTCCTTGACAAACTAATAATTGCCCAACATCACCATATGAAACAGGAGCATAAAATACTTGTTGATCTGTTAAATAACTATTATTTACTTTAATCGTCACCCAATCTGGAGCACCGTTACAACCAGATCCAGCTAAAATTGTTCCATAACTTCCCCAACTAGTTGGTGCATAAATATCATTATATGTAGAAATAACAGAACCATTTACTCTAAACGTAGCCCATATCGGAGTTACATTTGGTCCTTGAGATTTTAATATTTGTCCATCTGATCCGCTAGTGACAGGAGCATAAAAACTTGGATTGGTTTTATTATCTCCATTTAATTTTAAAGTACTACTTAGTAATATAGTTCCATTAGCATCTGGTAGCCTATAGATTCTATCTTCAGTTAGTGTATTACATATCACAGCGCCCTTATAATCGCTTGTTCTATCAGTATTAGAATAAACGTAAAGATATGCTGTTCTAATATAATAAGAATACATACTACTCACATATGACTGACAAAAATATGCATCGCTTGTACCTATAGTACAATAATTATGTGTATTTGTTCTAATACCATTCTGATTACTTGCAATAAAAGTAATAGTGCCATTAATTGTCGGGCTTGTTACCCATGATGGTGCTCCTGAACCATTTGATTGAATTACTTGGTATTTACTACCAACCTCAGTAGGAGCATATATACTATTACTAGAAGTATATGTTTGTGAACCGTTTATTTTTGGTAATTTACTATACACCGCTCCTCCAGTAACAACATAATTATTATTACTAGATATTTCTCCAGAGGTCTGTAAGTATATACCGCCCTTGGCGTTTGTATTATTTATAGATATTGATGATAATTCTGTTGAACCTCTATTTATAAGAATTGGAGTGGATGCTACAGAATCAGCATCAATCCGTATACCATATGTATAATTCCGTGTATATAAGTATATACCAATATTAGAATAATAATCAACACCAGATGGAATAGAAATATTAAGACCAGTACAATATTGACTTATAATTATTCCAGTCATGTCAGTACTATTATTACCCTGCAGAGCTAATGAGTTAAAATCAGCATTGCTAGTAACTATCGTTCCAGTCATTGTTCCGCCTGCAGTTGGTAAGGCTCCAATCTCATCTAATGTATAAGATATATCTTTACTTCCGTCAAATGACTTAGAAATCAATCCAATTTTTATATCTCTGGCAGTTACTAAAGTTCTTGCTGTAGCAACATTTCTGTCTTTATCTTCTTTATTCTCTACTAATTCTAATCCAATACATTTCTTAGTAATAGTAAAGTATTTATGATGATACTTATCTACTGTATCAATAGAATCAGTATTCTCTGCTTCTCCTCTAATACCAATAATAGCTAACTCATCAACTATATATTGTTGATCATCATCAAAGTTATTATCATAACGTATAATTCCCGATGGGGTCCTTATATATTTTGCTTTGCTCATAAAGCACCCTCCTTTCATATTAATCTAATGTTTCACAAATGAAATAAGAGAGGGCCTTTCGACCCTCTCTCAACATTAAACTCCAAGAAGTTTTTCCCATGTAGCACCCTTTGCTGATATAATACCGTCCTGATTCTTTGCAGTTGCTTTAACTACAGATTTCTGGTATTTCTTAACAGCACTAGTCATTCCTGAACCGAATGAAGGAGTCTTACCATTATCAGCTTCAATAGAACCTGTATAATATCCTAACTCTTTCATATATCTCTCCAGTGGAGTAACCAGCTTATGATTCTTATTTGTAGACTCAGAAATAGTAATAGTCTTATTGAATGCAGCCTTAGCTGTCTTTGTTCCAAGAACAGAGTTTACATCCTTTATAAACTTATTCTGAGTATACTTTGTGCTGCTTGAAGAAGATGAACTGCTAGATGTAGTAGTTGTACTCTTTGTAGCCTTATTATAAGCAGTCTTTACTTTATTAAGAAATGCATTCCAAGACTTAGAATCCATCATATAAGCAGGACAGTGCTTACCAGTTACATCAAAGTGGCGATATACAGCAGATGGTTTCAAACCATACTTAACAAGTTTAGCAACAACAAGATCTACTGTATTATTAATAGTAGTATCTGTTGCTTGAATCTTACCATCTTTCTTTGTATCGCACATCTCAATACTAAGCGAATTAGTATTAGTAATTGTACCATACATTTTGCCACCACCTGTAGAAGAACAATCACTAAATTTAGATCCTCCTACAGCATATGCAACATAATTATCCTGTACTGACATTGTAATTGAATCATCATCTACAAAGTAATGAGCAGATGCTTTGACTACATTATTCTTAAAGTAATTAGCATTACTCTCATCATGATCACCATCATTAGCAGTATAATGAATTACAATATACTTAATAGAACTTGTATTTCTAGCAGAACCATAGTTAGCTCTATTACACGGTGTATACTTAACTGTAACCATATAACATTACCTCCTTAAATTTTTATTTCAATGTTCTTAATCTTCATTTACACGCATAGATATACGTACTGTAGTATTATCTTTAAGCTTAGTGAAGAATCCATTAGATTTAAATATTACATATTCTTCAGAGTAACCAAATCTATTAACGAATGTAAACTCTTTAAACTTCTCTAATTTATACTCATCTAAGCTTACTAGATTTCCTCTATAATGATCGTCATCTGTACCGACATCATCTCCTTCATATCTACCGTTAGTTAATGTAGGAGCATTAATAAGTCTAATATCTTCATACTCTGTATTATCTAAGAATCCACCTTTGTTTTTCTCTTGTAAAGTTATCTCCTCTGATTTAATATCTGGTAAATAGAAACTTATAATTTCTTTACCATCTTTATAAATATATCTCTTCGGAACAGCTAACACAAAATACTTAAAGTTATCCATACGATAATCTTCTAATACCAATTCAGCTTTATCATTAAGTTTCTTAGTTAAAGATCCAACTAATTTTTGAGATACTGCTGAGGATGATTCTCCTTGATTATAAATATCAGACTTTCTAGTATCTAATAGATCTTCATCTACTAATCCATAATATAAACCACTTACAAATGATAATTCACAATATGAATTATAAACACTATATCCATCAGATGATTTAATTCTAAACTTATAATATCTCTCATCTTCTTTATCACTGTATATAATATTATCTTCTCCTTCAAGAGTATAAGAACGTTCATCATTATCTACAGTAGTCCCACCAGATAAGAAGAATCTACTATTAGTATCATTAAACAACTTTTGATAAGAAAGATCTAGTTGATCATAGAAATTATTATATTCCCAATGAAAAGTTAAATCAGATAATACTTCTCCTATCTCTCTAAATCCATTTTCTTCTACCGCACCATCTAATGATGATGTAGCAGTATAAGTAAAGTATAGATGATATAAATCATTCTTAGCAATATTAAGATATGCTTCATTACCATTTTCATCTATACCCTTGTCTGTAGCATTCATCGCAGGAAGTATATATAAATCTTTAGATTCATCATCACTATAATTATATTCGTCATCTTTATAGATGGCTTTATAATCATCATTAGTGTAATAATCGTAAAGAAATGCATCTTTATTATAATTATATCCATTACTAATCCAGAAATCTCTTATGATCTCATTGATAATAGCAATTCTACCAACGTTAATACTAAGATAATCTGTTTCTACATTTGATTGTTGAATAGCATTATTGTATAGCACATCTAATCTCTTAGGGCCAAATTCAATGCTGTTTCCATATAAGATATCTATTGCTTTATCCCAGTCGCACATAGTATCACCATGCAGATATTCATCTAACTCTGGATACTTATTATCTTCTAATAATGGTATAATAGATAAGTTCTTATAAGATTTGTAATCCTTTGATACTTTGAATAAACTACTACTTAACTCAATTATATCATCTCTACAAACTTTCTTGCCATTAATAAACACAAAGTATGAATCTGCTGTAAATGGATATTTAATAAGATTTTTATCATAGATACTTACATATCCATCTTGTGATATAAGCATTCTATCATCATTAAATGCAAAATCATTACACTTTATAGGAGTATAAAATATCTCTAGTCTATCTCCAGGCCCAACAAACTTAGTTAAATACAGATACATAACGTTAAATGGTCTACTAAGTTTAGGAATAGATATAAGATAATCATAGTGATTAAGTTTTCTACCATTAACAAAGACCATGTATTGTAATTGATTATCACAATATCTAAATCTCTTATCCATAATTATTTTATATCTTCTATCTGTAAAGTTTAATCTTTGATAGATAAACTTATTCTCAGCAGCCATTATTAATGGTTTATTATAAAAGAACTCCTCATTAGGAACATCTAGAGTTATCTCATATTTCTGTTTACTTAATGTAGTATTTAATACAAGTTCTAGATCTATATCTTCTTCATAGCCACTATTTATGTACTTAATTCTAACACGTTTAACATCATCTATTATTTTAAGACTATCTTCTAGTATCTTAAATTCTCCTTGCTTAGTAAAATAAGTATGAGAATAATCAGATTCTAGAGTACTGCTTGTATAATAATCGTAATCTCTAGTACCATCAAATGTACCAGTACTATAGATTTTATCATAATCTATTTCAACTTCTTCATTAGACTTCTCTAATGAGTAATCTAAA